CCTTTCCCGGGGAAAGGGGTTTGGGGATAGGGATTGAGAACAAGCACTTTTTTTGAAAAAACATACTTTTTCTACAAGCTGAAAGCTGTGGCAGTTTCATTGCTGCCACAGCTTTTATATTTACTTTATCTGCGACTGAAGTATATCGAGGACCTCACCGAATCTCTGGAAATGCACTACTTCACGTTCACGCAGGAATTTAATCACATTGCTTACGTCCGGATCGTCACAGACTCTGAGGATGTTGTCATAGGTAGCTCTGGCTTTCTGCTCCGCCGCAAGATCTTCGTGAATATCGGCGAGCGGATCTGCTTTGCTCTGGATGTATGCGGCGGTAAACGGCACACCGCCGGCATTGGATGGGTAAACCGCATTTGCGTGATCCATATAATATGCGCCTACTCCGTATCGGTCAAAGCTCTTTGCACCCTCGCCTGTTGTGAGCTGGGATACTATAGAGCCTATCATTTCGAGGTGGGATAGTTCTTCGGTACCGCTATGATGTAAACGACTGCCTAATATATGGTAGAAAATTCGCACATTTTTATGATTTCGGCAGCTTCGGATATATAGTTATCTCAAAATCATCCGGCGATCCGCTCCAACGAGTGTTTTGTGTCTTTTTATAAACAACCTTTTCTAACACATCTTTTAGCATATCGTTCTTTTCTTTTGCAGACGGCAGTTCGTGGTATACATCCAACAGCTTTTCAACTTTCGGTATTATTTCTTTCATACTTTTTTCACGTATAGTTTCTACCCCAAGACGTTTCTCAATTTCCGCCTTGTCATATGACAACTGATTTAATCGTTCTGTTATGGTCCGTGAACGTTCGAGGAATACATCCGTTGTATATATGTCCTGTTCAAGTAATTCGTGAGCTTTTATCATTTGCTTGTTTAGCTTGGCTATCTGTGAGTTGATGTCATTTAGTGATTGCCTTAATATCTCGGATTCTGATATGAGTTCCGACGGTTTGTTGTTGGATAAGTTCCATTGCAACTTATAATTTCGAAGCCATTCTTCAAGAGATTTGAGTATTCTTTCTTCAACAAGGTGCAAAAATGAGCTTACGTTAGGACAGTGAGGGACTGAACAAATTAATGTTGGAGGGCAAGAGGCGGAGGTATACGGTCTGCGGACGAGCTTTCTTCCACAGAAAGCACAGACAGCTATACCGGCGAGAGGATTTTTGGTAGGAGCATTTCTTTTTGTTGGTCGTGGTGGATTTTTGGCAAGGTATTCTTGCGCTAAATCAAATGTTTCTTCTGTAATCAGCGCAGGGTGCAAGCCATTTACAATTATGCAGTTGTCCTCCTCGGAACGTGGACGTGAGATACTTATGCTTCCGCTCTGCATTCTTTTGTTCTGTGATCGCCAATTCCAACGAATTTTCCCAGCATACACAGGATTACGCAACATATCTTTTATGCTGGCAGGTACCCAATATTCCGATTTTCTTGCGGGTATTTTCATTTCGTTAAGTTTTCTCGCTATTAAGGCAACACCTATTCTTTTATATGTGCCGTCAGGCTGCAGCTCACCTTTTGTATATAACTCAAAGATCATTTTTATTACATCGGCTTCGTTAGGGTTTGGTGCCAGCGTAAACCCTTTATCGCCCTTTAATTTGACTTTATCATACCCATAAGGAGCGATGCTGCATACGCATTTGCCCTCTTTTACTGAAGAGAGCCTTCCACGCTGAAGACGGCGGTTGATAGTTTTGTATTCTCGCCGGCTCATAAACAAGCCGAACTCAAAGTATTCCTCGTCGTACTCGTTGTTCGGGTTGTATGTCTTCATCGGCGTTATTATTTGCGTGTCGCTGTATTTAAAAGTTTGCGCAACAATGCCCTGGTCTATCGTGTCCCCACGAGCAAGACGTTCTACCTCAACGACTAAAACGCCACTCCATATACCGTGCTCTACCTCTGACAGCAGTTGTTGCATGACAGGGCGAGCGGCAATCGTTTCGCCAGAAACGACTTCACGGTATATCTGAGTGACGTTGTACTCTCTTCTTTTCGCAAGCTCGAGCAAGATTTTTTCGTGCCTTGCGAGCGTTTCCTCTTCTCCGTGATTTTCGGCTTCGACATCTGATCTTGATTTTCGCAGATATAAGCAATACTGTTCCATTTTTTCCTCCGATTAAAATAGGTATATTCGGAAGTCAAAATTTTATGTTGTACTTTCTGCTGTTCAGCAGCAAGCGTACCGCAGAACAAAGTTTTTTCCGTTTTTTTGTTGTACATTTAATCACTCCGATATAACGCATTTCGATATAAAATAACAAAATGCTCCTATTTTTCAAGTTTTGTGTTAATATCAAACTTGAAGGTGGTGTGATTATGGACCTTTCGGAGCGAGAGGCGTTGTTAAAACGCTTCTGTGAGCTTGTCAAGACTTTAGATATTGTCAGCCTCAAAGCACTTGAAAGCTACATAGAAGACCTTAAATGCAAAGAAAACGAGCCAAAAAATTAGCACTCCTTTGCATCGAGCGGAAGTCTTTAGGGCTTCCGCTTTTGTTTTTCTATATCCGGGTTCTTTTGAGATATAATTTTTTTCATTTCTTCAATTAACGTCTTGAAATAGTCCTCGCTTACGCCGTTCCCTTGAGGAAACTCTGAAAGGCCGAGCAGATAGTCCGATGAAACCTGCAATGTGTTTGCGATGGCTACCAAAGTTGATAATGTAGGTTCTCGCTCGTCGCTTTCATATAAGCTTATTGTACTTGGTGACACATGGATTTTATTCGCAAGGTCATTTTGTGTAAGACAGCATTCTATACGCTTTTTCTTTAATTTTTCGCCGAAAGTCATTAGGACTTCTCCTTTACAGTTAGTAATTATTCTTTCCAAAACAGCGAAAAAAATTGACATTCTGATATTTTGGGTTATAATAAAATTAAAGGAAAGAGATTTCCCACCTGCTAGTTGGGGTCGCATTTATAGTGATGCGATGAGCTCATCTGCCAAGTGTAGAAAGAGGTTCTAAAAGTGCTTTATCTAACAAGGTAAAGCACTTTTTGTTTTACGCAGATCATTCAATCGTTGCGTTTGGCTGAAATCGTGGTATTCTTTCAGAAAGTTGCGCCGTTCCTGAGAGTTATTTACATAAAAGCTTGTTATGTATAGCCAAAAGTCAGCACGTTCCTCTAAAACTACAACATAGCGTCTTTTATCCATGTATAGCTTATATCTACGGCACTGCTTAGGATTTGTTTGCGGCTGTTGCCATATTTGGACCTTTTCGTTGCAACATACACATTTACACGGTGTGTTTTCTATGATTGCTTTTCCCCAAAGAAGCCGTTGCGCACGCTCTGTAACTATTCTATCTCTTGGATAATTCAATCCCGCTATAATATGGAAAAAGGCTTCTTCTTTGCCCTCACATTCAGGGTGTTTTCTAAATTTAACTTCTTTTCCTTGATATATTATTGTGCTTTGCTTTAAATCTTTGAGATAAAACGAATATAAATAATTCTTTGATTCTTCGGACTCTATTTCATACGGTATTTTGATTAGTTCAGGTAGCCACTCGCACTCTTTATACATCTTTTTGCTTTCCCCTTCCACTTCAAGATATTCATTTTATCCAATGAGTTAGTTTTATCAATCTCCGAACCGAGCTTTGCCTCGATAAATTTTATCAGGTTGATTTTAGATATGCTCGTGTCATATCTTTTTGATTTGTAACATACTAAGCCGGTCAAAAGATCCGCCATTTGTATAAGAGGGAAGTCTTTAGAATCTACTGGTATGACGTTATAGTGGAAAAGACCGTGACCGCTGTTATTCAGCACGGTTTGCAATTTAGCACACTTTCTCGCAGACGTTGTATCTTTTTTGTCGAGAAACGCTACATTATTTTGACCTTTTAGGCAGTACTCTAACAATAAATAATACGTTTTGTAGTAAAAATCATCGTGTGTCTGATGATACTCTTCGTGATGTAATAAGGTTTTGTCGATGATAACTGCCCTGTAATACAAGTCGTCGTTATCCATAAAATATGCTACAAGATCATGATAAAAGTCGTACTTTGCCGGAGAAATCTTAGTCGATTTTATTTCAAAATCTTCTTCTATGTTATGTTTCGCTTTTATTGCCTTAATAGCTTTATTGGCTTTTTTGGCCGCTGTTTTAGTGCAATAAACAGTACCTATTACCATAAATCTATCATCGGTACTTTGTAAATAACACGATTCATCGCAAAAATACTGCATATTCCCTCCTACTGTTAACTATAAGCGATTTTGCTAAAACAGCTTATATCTTTGCAAGCAGATCTGCCTTTTTCTGTTCAAATTCTTCTTCTGATATAATGCCCTTGTCCTTTAATTCAGCGAGCTTTTCAAGCTGTTCAATGCTATCATCGTTCTTTGCAGGCTCATCGGGTGTCTGCTCGTCTTTTTTGCCGTTAACTTTTTGTGTTATAGGTATAATTACTTTGAACAGTAGCGCTAACGCAAGAACGAGAACAACGGTGCAGATTGAGTAAGGCATAGGAACGAGGCTGAGCATAAGAACGCTGAGTATCAGAAGTGCGAAAATCCATGTGATTACGCTTGCAACAAACTTCACTTTTTTGTTAGCTACGTTGTGTGATATATAAAGACAAATAAGGCAGATAACGGGGACAGCCACCACTAAAGCGATAATAATAGATGTGTCTAAATGTAACATAATTTTCTCCTCACATTATCTTTTCTCAAGACCCGCCTCTTCGGCCAGCGAGTTACGAGCTTCGATTATTTTTTTATAAGATGTGTCAGAGCTACGAAGACTGTCAGTTGTTATACAGCTTCTTAAAATAGTGATACCTGAAGATACATAGAAATCACGATTTTCCATTCTTTCTTCAGCTGTTTTTTCAGCGACATAGCTCATTTCGTCATCAAGCTCAGAAAGCTTATCACTAACCTCATCGTATCCAATCTTAGAGTCAAGGTAGTTGTCGGTTGCCTCAATCGCTGATTTGGCGACAGCTAAAGCCTTTTCCGATAAATTAACCGTGTTGTTTGAGCAAGCACATAAGCTTGCTATTGTGATTGCTGCAACCAGCACTAATGCGAAAAATTTTTTCATGGTAATTCTCCTAAACATTTATTTTTAACAGCTCTTTGGGGCTGTTTTTTTTACTTTTTATCGTTGCTCTTGAGCTTTAACAGCTCGGCATACTCAATAACTTTTTTCAGATCGTCATCTGATAATGTGCTTGCCTGTTCAACAAGTAATGAAGTTAATTGGCCAGTTGGTGTGCTGTGACCGATTAGATAATCTACTGAAACATTAAAATAGTCAGCTATCTTTAACAAAGCATCAGCGGTAGGGAGGGAGCCGTATTTCCATTTTGTGATTACCCCTGAGGAAATACCTAAGATTTTCCCTAAAGGATTGGGCTTGATGTTGTTTCTGCAACAAAGCTCGTAAAATCTTTCCCAAAACATAGTTATACCTCGAAAAATGCACAGTTTTTGAACGTGAAAATTGTACAATTTTCACGAAATCTTACAAATGTGAGATAAATGCGTTGACAATCTCACGGCAGTGAGATATAATAAACGTGTAAGAAAAATTACAACTCAAAAGCCCGCCCGCTTGAGCGTATCAAGCCCAGCGCATTATGTTGACTGGCTCACCACAAACGAAGCGCAAAAATCGGTAGGAGCGTGATGACAGCTCGGAAAGACGAGCGATATGTGAGCGAAAAGGACAGACCTCTTCCCTTACAACCAAGCAATTGAGTAAAAAGTATATATCATATATCCTCACAAGTATATGATATTACTTTTTACCTCATTTGTCAAGTTTCCTTACAAAAAAAGTCTGAAAAGGGGTGTTTAAATGCGTGATAACCGCTTATTTATAGCGGAAGTGAAAAAACAGCTTGCAATAAGAGGTTGGAAGTATGACCGGCTTGCCAAAGAGATAGGTTATCCGCTTGGAAGTCTTTACGGCTTTATGAGCAACAAACGCAGTAGCGACCGAATGAGAAATGCAATCGCAAGCGTCCTTGAAATTTCAAGCTAAGCAAAACGCCGAGCAAGAATGTTGACACCAAAGGCTGACATTTTCAGTTGTCAACAAGCTACCCGGCGGAAAACAGAAAGTAAACACAAAATGCTTGACTTTCTGTATTTATTATAGTGCCGAAAGGGGGTAATTTTAAATGTCGAAACAGGCGACAAAAGCTTGCGGAAACAGATACTTTGAAGCCCGAATGAGAGCGGCAAAGTTTAACGAAAAACTGTTCACACGAGCAGGAGCTTCAGAGCTGATCCCAGGCGTGACAGAAGACAGCCTGAAAAAGTACGAGCTGGACATAAACAGACCGCCGAACATCGTTGTTGCGCTTATGGCAGACGCTTATAACGAGCCTGAGCTGCGGCAGTGGTACTGCGCTAATGAATGCCCGCTCGGCAAGGACTGCCGAGAGACACCGCCTCAGATGCCTGCCGAAAGAGCCTTACTGAGATTGCAGAACTCAACTTACGAAATGGACGACGTAATCAAGCAGTTATCGCTTCTTATGGAAGACGGCGAATTAAGCGATGATGAACGTACTCTTATTCCGAAGCTTAAAGAGCAGTTACTTGAGTTCCGTCGCAGAGCCGATGAAAATCTGGTAAGCCTCGAAAAAGCGGAAAAAACAGGGCGGTTTACATAAGGGCAAGCCCACGGCGAATAAAATGACGAAAGGAGGTGTCAGCTATGGAGTGCGCAGAGCCAAAGATTGCCGAAGAATTTATGATTGGCAACACGAAAGTCAGAATAGCAACTGATTACTGTTGCAGAACCGAGGAAGTACCGAAAATCCTTGAACGCATAGCAAGAAATGCCTTGGACGGCTTACGAGCTAAAGCGTCCATAGCGTGCAATGGCGAAAGTAAAGGATAGACCTGTAACAAGCAAGTTTCTTTATAAAGGTCGCTTTTATACCGTACTGCCGGCGAAATATCCAAAATATCAGGCGGCGATACTTACGGGAAGTACCTGGACGAGAGTTTCAATCTTCGGTGATAAGATCATCGAGATTGAAGCGGCAATAAAAAGGACAAGCATACCTAAGCTTTTGGCACAGAAAGAGGTGTAAACGAAATGAAAATAAAAAAGGTGATTACCTTCGTTGTCGCACAGTTCATCAGAGTATGGGTGACAGCATTTGCAGGCATAGCGGTATATGTTCCGCTGTCAGCGCTTGCCTTTGCCGAACGTGGATATAAAGCCATTGGCGGCGAAATAATCCCTGTAATCCTTGTTGTTGCGACTGTATGGGTTGGCTTTGACTACTGCGCACAGCTGTGGTACAGAAGCATAATAGAGGTCACAAGAGATGATGACTAACTACGATGTGCTGGTAAACAGCTCCGAAGAGGAATGTTGCAAACTGCTTGAAGCGTGGAAAGAGTCGGGAACGAAAGCTTTTGACTGGCTCGGTGCGAATCTTGCACCTGGATTTACAGGCTTGAAAGACAAGAACGGTAAGAAAATATACGAGTATGATACACTGAAATTCCAGGGCGAAGACAACGAAATAAGTAGTATCTATTACTATTTTGTAGAGATGCGCAAGGGAAAATGGTCGCTGAAATGTTTATCATCAGGTAAGTACGAAAAGCTTGACGCTTTTATGGCAAGCCGCTCGGAGGTGCTTGTACACGATGACTGAGAAGCTTATCAAAAGTAAACAGCGTGTAAGTGATTTTGGCGAGGTTTTTACTCCGGCACACATCGTCAAGGACATGTGCGATTTAGTGCCCGAAGAAATGTGGGTAAGCATAGATATAACGTTTCTTGAACCCGCCTGCGGCACAGGGAACTTCTTGACAGAAATACTTGCACGAAAGTTTAAATTGTGCAAGGACTGGCAGGACGGGTTGATAGCTCTAAAAAGCGTTTACGGTATTGATATTCAGATGGACAACGTTATAGAAGCACGACAACGGCTATTTGATATGTACATAGCGAAATTCCCAAAATCACCCGCTTTGTCAGGTATAATGGCGGCTCAGATACTTGCAAGCAACATCGTTTGCGGCGATTTTATCAAAGACCAGATGATAAACAAGAAACGGAGGCGGAAATGAAAGTTAAAAAGACCTGCATCGTGTGCGGAAAATCGTTTTTAGCGGCAAATCCGCTGTATTGCTTGTGTAGTAATGACTGCCGAGCTAAACGGAAGACTGTATACAAAAAGCGGTATGAAAAGACACACGCCGAAGCAATAAGAGAGCAAAAAAGAAAACGCAACGAAAAGTATCGGGAGCGGCATAAAAAGAAATATCATTGCAAAACGTGCGGCGCTGTACTGCCAAATGGCTGCCAGAAATACTGCCTTGACTGTCTGTTAAGAGCATATCAAAGCGAAGAACAGCGGTCATGGGCAAAAGATGTTCTGCATAGCCGAGGATACGATGAAACAATGATAGACAGCGAGATTGCAGAAAGGACAAGCAAATGAAGTTTAAAGTTAGCACAACGGTTGCTACTTATGAAGAAGTAATGGCAATTGTTCAGGCACTTGCCGGCATTGTGAACAATATCAATGTAACAGACTGCGAAGGCGAGGAGGACGAAGACGACGATGGCGACGATAGTTAGATACGACGAGCCGATTATCAAGACTGCCGCAGAAATGAAGCCCGGCGACATCTTCCGTACCGAGTACGGCGATTACGGCAACTGGTGCGAGTTTGTGTTTGAAAGCTGTAATGCACACCTTTTCGATGCGACAGAAACACACTTTCATAGAAAAGGACATACGCAAAGCGAAACGTGCTACAGTATGACAAACATACACAAAGTGGTCTATGAGGTTGTCGGTAAAGAATCAGTATAAAGGAAAAAGGCTGTCCAAGGACAGCCAAAGAAATAAATATAAAAGTGCTACTGTGATGAGTATATCACATTCGGAAAGGAATGTCAATTGATAAAAGACAATTATACCTTTAAAGAAATAATCGAGGCGCAGAAAAAGCCTCTTGAAGAGAAAATACATCTATCTGTGGATGTTCTCAGAAAAGCATATGCTCTGAGCCGTCACAATGTGGCGATTGCCTTTTCGGGCGGAAAAGACAGCACGGTGGTTGCTGATCTTATAGAACGCTTTTTGCCAACAGAGTTTTTAAAAACATTCTGCATATTCGGTAACACAGGCGTTGAATTTCCTGAGAGCTTGAAATTTGCACGGAGCTATGGCAAGGAACACTTCGAAGAACGCTTCAAAGAAACTAAGTTTCTTGAGTTAAAAGAGCCTGAACTCAGATACGATTTCGCAAAAAAGATAGTACAGCGACTTGAAGAAGAAAACGCACTTGATGAAATCTTAAAGCCGGACGGAAAGTTGAAAGGCCAAAAAGCATTGATTAAAGCGGCAGAAAAGAGAGGATATATCCTTGACCGTTCTAATTGCTTCCCAATCGGTACAAAGATGACATTTGCATACTGCTTGGAGCAATATGGCGCTCCGCTTCTCGGTAAATCTGCGTCAAAACTTGATGCGCATCGTATAAACATCGAATGCTTTTTGAAATACTCAGACACTGCTTCGGAAAAAGATGAACTGAAAGAGTATTACGACACATTGAGAGAATGTAAATACTCTCAGCATTGTTGTACGTTACTCAAAAAGAAACCGAGTGAAAAGATACAGGCAGAGCTTGATTGCGATGTTATTATAAAGGGACTTATGGCGGCAGAGAGTCATACAAGAATGGTAAATGTAGCAACAAGAGGTCATATTTTTGCAAGCCATAGACCTCATGTTAAAGATGGCTCATTCTATCATGTATCGCCGATTGCGATGTGGACCGATGATGACATTTGGGAGTATATCCATAAATATGATGTAGAGTATTCGAACCTTTATGACATTACATACACCGATAAGGATGGCAAAGAAAAGTATATCAAGCGCAACGGATGTATGTTTTGCGGTACGGATATTCAGTTCAAAGATAACCATCTTTCTGTTCTTCGACAAACACATCCTAAAGCATATCGTGTTTGTATGGATCAGTATGGATATAAGCATGAGTTAAACAAGCTCTTTGAAATGAAGAAAAATCAAAACATCTTAGCGGCAACAACCGATTTAGGCAGAACAGCAAGAATGATAGATGCAGCAGGAGAACAGCTTACGCTTCTTGACGTGCGGCCTTGCGCTTATGATGATTTTGCCGAGATGGTTGATCTGAAAGGAACGGGACTTGATAACGAATACGATCCTGATGCATAATAACTGGCTGGCAATGAAGGTAATGCTTCTCATCGGACCTATAACACAGGACGAGTTCTGGGTGGCATTGCCGAAGGCTCACGCAAAACTCTTCCGCATCGTAGAAAGAGAAGGAGATGCTGGCGGAGCAAGATTAACGATAGATTATGCTGTTATGCTAATTACAGAACAGATAGTCATAGACAGAATGATGTCAGAAACATTAGGAGGTGCTACACATAATGGAAAGTCAGATTATCACAATTAAACAGTTGCCGATAATCGAAGAAAGATTGCAGCTTATCAAAGCCGAGATCGACGCTAAGACGCAGCACGTTTTAGCGCTTGACTGTAACGACGCTACAGTCAAGGCAATCAAAAGCCTCAGAGCAGATCTGAACAAAGATTTCAGCGAGCTTGAAGAAAAGCGCAAAGAGGTCAAGCGTGCGGTTATGTCACCGTATGAAAGATTTGAGGAAGTGTATACCGAATGCGTAACGAATATCTATAAGCAGACGGATGCAATTCTCAAAGGTCGCATAGCGATTGTCGAGAACGCTATCAAGGCTAACAAGGAAAAGGAAATCAGAGCATACTATGACGAGTATGCGGAAAGTCTGGGTATCGACTTTGTCTCCTACGAAAAAAGCGGTATCACGGTAACGCTTTCAGCAAGTACCAAAAAGCTTAAGGAACAGGCTGCTGCATATCTTGACAGAATAGCGGACGAGCTGAAGCTTATCGGTACACAGCCCCAGGACTTACAGTCGGAAATCCTCGTTGAATACAAGCGGACAGTCAATGTTGCGTATTCCATACAGACGGTGATAGAACGTAAAAGGGCTATCGAAGAAGAAGCAGAGAGAGCCAGACAGCAGGCGGAACAGCAGACAATCTATGAAGCGGCTGAGGCTCGTGTCGATGAGGCAGTCGAAAGTTACGGCGAAGAACAGCAGGAAGCGATTGCACCGCCTACTGTTGCCGAAGCACAGGAACAGCCTGCAAAGCTGTACCGTGTTGCATTCGCTGTTAATGGAACGCTTGAAGAAATAAAAGCGTTAAAGAATTTCTTGGTAAACGGAGGTTACAAGTATGAGCAGTTATAATGCACCGGTCGAGAAGAAGCCTAAATTTTCGGTGGCGATAAGTACACCGACGTATCAGAATCTGATACGCAACACGCTTGCCGATCCCGAAAGAGCAAAACGCTTTATTGCGTCAATCACATCTGCGGTAGCGGTCAATCCGCAGTTACAGGAGTGCGAAACATCTACGATTGTAGCAGGCGCACTCCTCGGCGAAAGTCTTAATCTTTCGCCGTCACCGCAGCTTGGCCAGTTCTATTTAGTGCCGTTCAAGCAGAAAGCAAAATATGACCGTAATCGTAATCTGATTTCGCCCGAATGCGTCAACGCACAGTTTGTTCTTGGCTACAAAGGTTACATACAGCTTGCTGTTCGCAGCGGTATGTACCGCAAAATCATCGTCCACGAAATCAAGGACGGTGAACTGATACGCTGGGATCCGCTGATGGAAGAATTTGAAGCGAGCTTCATCGAAAACGAAGAAAAGCGTGATAAGACAGACACTATCGGATATTACGCAATGTTTGAGTACGTTGACGGATTCAGAAAAACGCTGTACTGGAGCAAGGATAAAATGCTTGTGTATGCAGACAAGTACAGCCCTGCATTTAGTAAAGATGCGTATGCAAAGCTGATAAACAACGAAATCCCGGCAAACGAGATGTGGAAATACTCATCGTTTTGGTACAAAAGCTTTGATGATATGGCGAAAAAGACTATGATACGTCAGCTTATCAGCAAGTGGGGCGGAATGGCGGTAGAACCGCTGAGAGTAGCGCTTGAACACGATAACAACGTTCTTCAGCGTAGCTCGGACGGTTTTGAGAATATCGCAACCGAAGCGGACGTAATGCCCGCAGAGCCGCACCTTGTAAGCAACAGCGAGATAACACAGCCCGAAGTTGCTGATGTTGTAGAGAATATAAACCTTGAAGACTTATGATTAAGTACGAGATAATCTCCACCGGATCGCAGGGCAATGCGGTGGTTATTGAGGATAACATTCTGATTGACTGCGGTGTAAGTTATAAGCTGATATATCCGTATGCGGACAAGCTGAAGCTTGTATTGCTTACACACATTCATTCAGACCACTTTAATAAATCCTCGATACGAAGTCTTGCAAGGGACAGACCGTTACTGCGTTTCGGTTGTTGCGGTTGGCTTGTGCCCGTGCTTTTAGATATGGGTATATCCAAACGCCGAATAGACGTTTATGAATACGGAAAAATGTACGGTTACGGGATATGTAATTTAATCCCCGTACCGCTAAAGCACAACGTACCAAACTGCGGCTATAAGCTACATTTTGCTGACAAGGGTAAGATGATATATGCCACCGACACAAACAACCTTAACGGCGTTACAGCCCGCAATTACGACCTCTATATGATAGAGGCTAATCACACGGAGGCGGATATAAAGGAACGCATCGCAAAAAAGAAAATTGCAGGCGAATACGCCTACGAAATTCAGGCAGAGAAAAATCATCTGTCTAAAGAAAAATGCGATGACTTTATCTACCGCAACATAGGTCCTAACGGCGTATATGTGTATATGCACACTCACAGGGAGCGTGATACAGATGATAACGACCGGAAAGATACTTAAATTTGACAAGCACGGCAATAAGCTGTTGCTGGAACTTCCCGAAAACGTTGAACGGGAATTGATACAAAAGCATATCGGCAGTGTAGAACTGCGACTGAATGACGGTCGCAGGATCTCCGCCGACCAAAGAAGAAAGATATTCGCTATTGTTCGTGACATCGCATTATGGAGCGGACACGAGCCTGAATTTATCAGGGCATACATGACGTGGGACTACATCAAGCGTCACGACGGTGAATGGTTTTCGCTGTCCGATGTCGATATGACAACGGCAAAGGACTTTATAACACACCTGATAGAGTTCTGTTTTCATTGGGATGTGCCGACGAAAGACACACTGCTTCACGAAACAGACGATATAGGTAAATATCTGTATATGTGCCTTGAACACCGCAAATGTGCTATATGCAACGCACGAGCGGAAGTACACCATGTAGACCGCATAGGCATAGGCGGAGATCGTGAAGAAACAGTCCACATAGGAATGAGGGCGATCGCTCTATGTCACGAACATCACATGGAAGCGCATATCAGAGAAAAAGAGCTGTTTGAAGAAAACTACATCTACGGCATAAAGCTTGACGAATACTTATGTAAAAAGCTCAGGCTTAACACAAAGTCAAGGAGGTAGCGATGGCAAGACCTCAATGCGACGGTTTGTCGTACTTTCCTTTTGATGTGGACTTTTTTTCGGATAGAAAAATCAAGATTATACGAGGCTCGGAATATGGCACTGATGCGATAATAATTTACATTTACCTGCTTTGTGAGATATACAAAGGCAAGGGGTACTACATCGCATACGACGACGATTTGGTGTGCTGCGCAAGTGCAGACACGGGAGTGCCGGAGGGCAAGACAAGGCAGATAGTACAGCTCCTCGCAAGCAAGTCACTGTTTGATAACACACGGTTTTCGGCGGACAACTTACTTACTGCTGCATCAATACAAACACGTTATCAAGAAGCAAAAAAATCCACAAAAAGAGACGTGTTTGTGGAACCCAGCGTTTGGATTTTAAACGAAGAAGCGACGTTAGGGTTTATTAAAGTGCACCCCAAAGAGAGTTTTTCCGAGAAAAACCCCAGTAAATCCGAGAAAAACCCTACAAAAGAAAATAAAATAAAAGAAAATAAAATAAAAGAAAATAAAAATAAAATAAATAAAACTAAAACCGCAACAGCTATCGCAGTTGCTCCGGAGCTTGAGCCGGCATGGCAGGCATTTCTCGAAATGCGAAAGAAAATGCGCAAGCCGATGACAGAGTACGCAATGGAAATAACAATCAAAAAGCTTGAAACTCTTGCGCCCGGTGATACGGTAACGCAAAAGAAGATTCTTGAACAATCTGTTGAGCGTTCATGGCAAAGCGTGTATGAGCTAAAAGAGAAAGGCGGCGTGAACAATGGAAGAACTGAAAAACCTTTCAAACCAAGCGATTGGTAATGTTCACGGTCCTATCTATACAAGCAAAGAAGTCGAAGAATTGGGAATACCGAGTACGCAACCTGTTCCAAAACCGGAAAAGTGCAAATACTGTGGGAAAACGTTGTACTACGAGTGCGTTGTACTTATGGGGCAGGCGATGCTCTGGAATCTTGAAAAGCCACGTTGCGATTGTGAAAAAGCGGTTGCGTTTTGGAAAGGCTGGGATGCTAAACAGGAAAAAATCAAAAAAGAAAAAGAGCTTGCCGAAGAACAAGAGCTCAGAAAGCAGAAAATTGAAAGCATACTCGGCAAGTCGGGAATAAAGAAACGTTACCTATCACGGACGATAGATAGCTTTTCCGTTACCGCTGAGAACAAAAGGTCGTTTGAAGTGGCGACTGATTATATCAAGAATTTCAGAGAATACTTCACTCAGGGTAAAGGGCTATATTTGGAAGGTCCGTGCGGAACAGGTAAAACGCACTTGGCGATTGCAATTGCGCTTGCAATCATCAATACAGGAGTTCCAGTTATCTGCAAAACGTCAATAGACATTCTCGGCGATATAAAACGTTGCTACGAGCGCAACAGCGAAGTAACGGAAGAGGAAGTCCTCGAAGCATACAAGACTGTTGACTTGCTGATAATAGATGATCTTGGAAAGGAGCAAGTGACAGAATGGTCGGTGCCCGTGCTGTATAGCATTCTGAACGAACGCTACGAAGCCTTGTTGCCGACAATAATCACAACGAATTACAACACAACTGCTCTTGCAGAAAAATTATCTGCAAAAGGCGATGCAGAAACAGCTACAGCAATAATCAGCCGCTTTGTCGAAAGTTCAAAAAGAGTTACGATGTCTTGGGCTGATTACCGCAGGAAAGGATAAATCAAATGGGAAATAAAGAAAGTGCTATGACCAAATTAAATAACGAGGCTGCTACAGTTAGCGGCTACAATGTGCCGGCAATCGCTATCAGAGATCATATTGCTCAGCGCATAATGACCGATGTCATTTACGCCGAAAAAGTGATAGCCGAGGGCAAGACGCTTAGCAAGTGCTATCAGTACATATCGGATATAGCGTACGAAAAAGCTCGTAAAATGAGCAATACAGACAAGCGGGGCGGAATAATGATAGGAATGTCTTCTGAGGAGATATTTGCACTTGCAGACGAATATTACACGCTTTCCGATGACGAGCTGAAGAAAAAACTTGAAGCAGAAAGACCGAAGCCCGCACCTGCCGAAAAGGCTGAAACGGCTAAGAAGAAAATAGCGGATAAGCCTAAGAAAACAAAGCCTGCCGAGGAAAAAGAAGAATTAGAACAGTCATCACTGTTCGATATGGGCGTGGAGGAAACAGAAGATGATAGCATATAAAGCTTTCAACGAAGATCTGACCTGCCGTAAGTACAAATTCAAGGAAAATGAGCCTAACTACACAGATAAGGCAAATTGCAGGGAAAACGGATTCCACTGCGCCGAAAATCCGCTTGACTGCTTATCATACTACCGCTTTGATAACTGCGTGATTTACGAGGTAGATGCAACAGGCGATGTTGATGAGGATGATATAGATAGCAAGATAAGCTGTACTGTTCTCACGCTCCGCAAAAAGCTTGATGTGCTTGATTTTGTAAAGGCGGCGGCAAAATACATCACGTTGCACCCATACCGTGAACAGAATCACCATGTACATAACGATATGGCTTGTGGCAAAGAAGGCGATAAGTTCCTTATCGTCCGTGGGAAAACAATGGCAGTATGCGCACAGAAAGACACCGTAGTGTGTATGCTCAAAGAAAGCCAGTATAGCAAAGAAATACTGTGGTATTCGATTTTTAAGGTTGACGGTAAATCAATGTTGGCGGGCGTACCGTACAACGAATACGGCGAAATAGTGACAGAGGCAGAAATGGAGGCTCTTCATGAAATTAAAAGAGCTGAGTAAGCTTCCGAAAATCACAGCACCGAAGCCGTTCATTGAAAAGGCTGGTAAAGATATTCCCCGTATGATACAAAAATACGGTTCAACCGAGTACAAATACGAAACAAGGGAGTATGCAAAATGCCGAATGTACGGCGATATAATCAAGGTTGCTTTGTTTTACACAAAGAACTTGCGGCTCGGAGCAACAACACCGGCATACGAGATATTCATTGATTACAAAAATGAAGATTTTATCACTTACGATTACAGCGCAAACCGCTGGAGCAACGCCACGATAGAAAAACTTGACACAAGCTTTTATTGGTGGTCCGAAGCAAAAGAAAAAAAGTATATGTCGGCCAAAGAGAGAGCGTTTCTGAGAACAAACTTGAAAATTGAGGAAGACAATAGTTATAGCGATTATTACGGCATTCTGAAGTTTCAGCAAAACGTGAGAGAACGTCAGCTCCTCGCAAGGCACAAAAAAGAAACGGATAAATGGGATGAGGCAATGAACAAGGTAACGCAGGTCCCGAAAGACTGGGATAAGTTTATTGCTAAGTCGGTCATCAAAGATCAGTACATTTTTTACGAGTACAGCAGAAAAGATGAAAAAGACGGGTACTGTACCTGGTGTGAAAATTATGTTAAGGTTAAGAACCCTAAGCATAACTTTAATGGTCTCTGCCCTCATTGCGGCCACGAAATTCAATATAAAGCTACCGGCAAAACAGGCGCATTCTACACCAAAAACTTTGTCGCATATCTTGTTCAGCCGTATGAAGATAACTTTGTAATTAGGGTTTTCGAGGCTCGTTGCCGTTATGAAAAAGATAAATTCGGCGGATTAAGCAGAAAAGCACGGGTATATGCAGCAGAGAAACTGCGTTATATATACGACGGCAACAATTCAGCAATCGGATATAGCTATGAGTTATATAAACAACGTGAAGTACGGTGGTGTTGCTTTGGCAATACTTCTCCGAGCTATTTTAACAGTTGGTTCGGAATTGTGTATAAAAGAAATTTGTGCGGCAAGATCGTTAATCGCCTGTGCAGAACCGGACTTATTGAATACATCAAGAACACAGAAAAATGCGATCCGAGAGTATTCTTAACCGAGCTAAAGCGTTCGCCCGGTGTTGAACAGCTTGCAAAAGTCGGCCTGCACCGCCTTATAAACGACTGTATTTACAACTATCGCTACGATTGCGACTATAGATTTAACGGCGGAGAGCCGGCAAAAGCACTGCATATCGACAAATACCGCATGAAACGGCTCGTAAAAAGTAACGGCGGTCTTGTATATCTCGAGTGGCTAAAAAATGAAAAAGAAAAGAACACTGTATATGATGATACGACAATACAGTGGCTTGAACAACAGAATATCAGACCGGAGGATATAGAATTTATTTCCGACAAAATGAGTGTTCAGCAGATAAAAAACTATATATGCCGTCAGATGTCCGAAAACAGTATGACAAGCAGAGGTGTAATACAGACGTGGAGCGATTATCTTGGTATGGCCGAACGGCTGAAAATGAATACATCTGATCCTATCGTGTACCGAGCGAAAAAGCTCAGGCAGCGTCACGACGAACTGGTAAAAGAGGTTGATGACAAAGAACGTGCATTAAGAGCGGTTGAAATCAGCAAGAAATATCCTAACATAGAAGCGGTTTTGCGAAAAATAAAGTCAAAATACGAGTATGAAGACGAAACGTACTCAATACTCATACCGGGGAAAATAGAGGATATTCTCGCCGAAGGAGCGGCACTGCACCACTGTATAGACAAAACAGACAGATATTTCGACCGCATAAATGTACAGGAGTCGTATCTGATGTTCCTGCGCCGAACGGCCGAAAAGGACAAGCCGTATTATACCCTTGAGGTCGAGCCAAACGGCACAGTACGGCAAAAGCGGACGAAATTTGACAGGCAGAACCCCGACATAGAGGATGCAAAAACGTTTCTGCGCAAATGGCAGAAAATCATATCAAAGCGACTTAGCTCCGAAGATATGAAACTCGCAAGCAAAAGCAAGAAACTGAGGAACGAGGAGTTTGAAGAGCTTGAACGCACAAAGGCACAAATCCGCAACGGAGCGTTGCAAGGACATTTACTTGTTACGGTGCTTCGTGAGGACTTAATGGAAAATACAGACGAAAGCGAAAAGGTGAGCGTATGATAAGAATATATCCTCAGAGAGGCGGTGCTCTGAACGAAAATGACAGACTGGACCTCGCACGACTGCTGATAAAAGCCGGATATAAAGTGAGGATCGGCAAAGAAAAAATGAACGGCGGTAGCACATATACCTACTTCATCGAATACGAAGAGGTGCGCAATGGCGCTTAATCTCACGAAAAAACAGCTGAAAGCTCTCGGAATATCAATTACCGAGAGCAATAAGCCGAATAAATATCGCTCAAAAGCCTGTAAAATTGATGGTATAACGTTTCAGAGTACAGCAGAAGCAAATTACTACTACAAGCTTAAAATGCTTGTAAAGGCTAAAAAAATCGCCGGTTTCTGCCGTCAACCACGTTTTGTTATAACCGAAGGTGATGACAATACACGTTGCGTAGAATATGTTGCTGATTTCATCGAATTTCACAACGACGGAACGTATCGCATTGTAGATGTCAAGGGCATTCAGACACCAGTGTTTAAGCTCAAAATGAAAAGCTTGCACGAAAAATACCCGACGATAAAAATAAACTTGGAGGATTAAAAGATGATGGCCAATAGAAAAGAACTTTCTGATAAGCTTAAAAAGCTCAAGGATGTAATCATGAAGGATTCAGGCGCACTTTTCCGTGACGGGAAAATCGTAGCGAGCAATCCTGCGTTCGCATTGTCTGTCAATTTTGATTGTGGTAACATCGAAGATTTCGCACTACCGACAACTGCTATAAGCTTTATTGAAAATATGGTTGATGAAGAAATCGAGCTTCAGCCGAGCAAAAACAAAATTGTTATCAAGGGCAAGCGTAACAAGGGAACATTTGCTACAGTTGCACCGTCAATCTATCATGTAAGCGAGCCGGAAGCAAATGACACGCTTTTGGCGTTTGCCGATGATGATTTTCTGCGGGCGGCCAACAGCGTAACATACGCTTGTAGCGTTATTGAGACACGACCGGCGCAGATGGGCGTTTTGCTTGACAGCGATGAAAACGGCAAACTGAACATAATCGCAAGCGATGGAATTAAACTCGCCGCAAACTCGGTTGATTACAACGGCGAGATCAGAGCGGTAATACCTAAAGCTGCATTTAAAAAGCTTTTGTCAATTTCAAACGGCAACGGTATCACGCTTAAAAAGACAAGCAGTACAAATCAGCTGGCGTTTGAAACAGGAGAATACACGCTATTTGTTCAGCTGTTGGAAAACAATTTCTTTAACTACAAGCCGCTACTGGAGCTTGCAAGCTCCAGTAGCGAAAATGAGCTGAAAATCAACAGCGTATCGCTTCTCAATGCACTTCAAAGAGCAAAAATATGCGAGGGAACAAAGCGTTCGGCAATTGTCATGATGCTTGACGAAAATGCTAATACAGTAACGATTAAAACGACCGACTCCCTTGAATCGTTTTCGGAAGAAATCGAGATAGAAAACATTGTCGATAAAACGGTGAGTGTAGCATTTAACGGTGATTATATGAGTGAAATGCTTCACGCCGCAGGCGCAGATAATCCGTCAATAACAATGACTATAACAGGCAGTGGAAAGCCGATTATTGTCAAGAGTGCCGGCGGCTTTATAGGCTTGCTACAGCCCATACGAATGAAAAAGTAAGGTGAGTAATCAATGAAAAATCTGAATGAAATAAAAGAGCTGCCTAACCTGATGATACAGCATGTCACTGTAGACGGAGGGTTCGGAGTGTTATTCAAAGCCGGCAAAAGCTTCGCAACGGTTGTATGGAGTAACGGCGGCGGGTGGGAACACGTCAGCATTAGCCCGTTTAAGCGTTCGTATACGCCGACATGGGACGAAATGTGCAAGCTGAAAGATATGTTTTTCAACGACAATGAAACGGTAGTGCAGTACCACCCTGCGAAAAGCGAGTATGTAAACAATCTGCCAAACTGCTTACATTTGTGGCGACCAATCAACGAGAAAATGCCTGCACCGCCGTCAATCTTTGTAGGTGTTAAGCACGGTCAGAGCCTCGAAGAAGTCAAAGCGGCCATAAAAGAGTATGATCATTAAGCGAGGAGCAAAGATGAAAAAATTTGATAGAATAGAAGCTGTTGACTACTACATAAAAGGTGAGTATCACTGCGACAAATGTCCGTTCTGCTGGGGTGGCGAATATATGCCCGGATGTGATGATTATGACGATGCCGGGTGTTATATCTTCGGAGATCTTCGTGATACTTGTCGGTTGATACCGCCGATCCGCTTTATTCTCGGATGGGGCAGGAGAAAGAGAACGGAATATTTTCGGGCACACGAATACGACGATTTTTCAGAATGGTATGCAGAAAAAGAGAAAAAAGAAACTGCATTTATCCAAGCCTTTAATGACAGAATTTTTTCACATTTTGCGCTGTTTTGGAAAGATAAAGACGGCAATATTTTTGGTAAGCCTATTGACACAGAGAGATTTTGCAAGTTTGATAACATGATGCGGTTTCTGAGTGACTGTGAAGATATATTTGCTCCGCCGTCATATGTACCACTAAAAAAACGATGGGCGCAGCTCGTCAATGACACATGGCACGAGTTTATCATGATCTTTAAGCCATACTTTTGTAAGTGAGGTGCAACACATGAGGTATTATAACAATAAACGCTATAACAGCACAAGACGTTCCAGAAGATTACGCAAAATGTTTGAGAAAACGTGTCCTAAAGCGAATTACTGCAAGAACGCAGACAGATGTGACTATGAGCATACTTTTGTTGGAGAGAAGCTGTGTTTTGAGAGAAAGGAGTACGACAAATGAAAATAGCGGAAAATATTCAGAAACTGATTTGCCTTGCAAAAGAGCATCCAGAACTGCCTATTATTGCAATGGTGGACGGAGAAATCGTCGGTGATGACTGTGGCCGTTGGGTTGGCGACTTTGGAAGCGTAGAACTCGGAGAGTATGTGTCCTATAATGAGCGTCTTTTTGATGATCGAGAGGATTTTAAGGAAGCATATTACGGTTACAACGACGACGAACTTTGTGAGAAATTCAAATATAAGCCGGGTATCAATGAATACACCCTTAAGAACAGGCATTGCACGAGGGAACAGTACGAGAAAAACAAGGAAAGCGAAAAGCAACTTGAAGCATATCTTGATGAAGTGGCGAAGCGAGCTTTCAAAGCGGCGATTATCGTCAATATCGATCTCCCAAATGATGTTGAGAAATTTGAGGAGGCTGTCAAATGAGAGAAATATTATTTCGTGGGAAGCAAGCAGATAACAGCGAGTGGATTGTAGGTAGTCTTTTGCAAGACGATGACGGCAAGACTTATATTGTCGGATATGAGCATCGTGGTGGAATAGACGGAATGATAGATGCCGAATTAACTTCGTGGGCTGTTATACCCGAAACCGTAGGTCAATATACAGGACTGTTCGACAAGAACGGTACAAAGATTTTTGAGGGGGATATTGTTGTATATTACACAAACACCAACAGAGCAACAAACAAAGAATTTCACGAAGTTGTTTTTGAAACGAGAGGCGAAAGCGGATATTTTGGCATTAAAATATCAAATATCGAAACTTGGCAATTTTGCCTTGAGGTGCCTGCAAAACTTATGGAGATCATCGGCAACATTTACGATAACCCAGAACTGATAGGAGGTGAAACGAATGAACGAAGAAGAAATCTTGAACAAATGTAAGGAAAGGTTTGCTGCGCATAAAGCAACGTTGATACAGGACACTGACCGCTATATGATTATTGATTGGCGCAAAGCCGATGGAAGTATCGACTGTTACGTTAATTACATTCTCGACAAAAAAAGAGGAAGTCTGATAATAAGCGGCGACTTGGGAGACTGCATTGCAACGTGGTACAATGCGGTTAGTCCCAGACAAATGAGAAACTATCTCAAAGATGTCCATTACTTCACAAGCAAATTTCAGTGCTCGACCGATAAATATATCTACGATCCGGACAGTGCTTTTGAAGACATCAAATACCAACTGAAAGACTACATGAAATTAGAACCCGAAGAACTGCTGAATGCCTGCAGAAAGCATTTATGGTATTCAGTTGAAACAGAAGAGGAACTTTGGGATGCTGTAAAATCGGATATAGATGAGAATTGGTTTTCGGATACCAAACCGCATTATTCGACAGATATGACAAACTTTTTACAAGAGCTGTACTATGAGTATTATGAGTGGCTTTATGACTGCGGAAGTAGTATAGATATGCGTGTATATCTATGGGCGGTTGGTTACGAAATGGCTTATACACAGCTGGAATGCGAAAAAACGGACAAGGAGACAGAATGAAAACGGTAACACTAATACTCGCTGATGAATGTGATGAGGTTGTGTCTTTAACAACCTTCGGAACTTGCAAAGAAGATGGCAAACCGAAGATAACGACAGCTGCATTTTCTGTTAAAAACGGAGATGTAGTACGCTTCCCTGAAGATATATCGATAATGACAGCCGAACAATTTGGCAAGCATGGACACTGGATAACCGATGAGGTTGAATTTTACAAACTATTGAACGAAAAAGGAGTACCGCTTGAAAAACAACCGTATTTGACTTCTGATTGCGTTGCATGCTCGGAGTGCCTGAGGGTTATTAACTGCATGGATAACTGTATGGAAGACGCTATGTATTGCAAGTATTGCGGTGCAAAAAATGGATAATAAAGAGGAATGAGAAAATGGCAGACAGCTGAAGATAACAATTAAATGTTAAGGGAGGTGTAATGTTGGAAACGAACCGTATGGACATCAATTCCGAGGGCTATCGAGATCCGACGGCAGGCAAGGCGTATGAAAATATCTGTCGTGATGAACGTAGAAAAGAAGCGGGAACGCTTGAAATCCTCGGCAACCTCGTCAAGACAATCAAGAGGGTTGCAGAGCTTGCAGGTTTTGAAGTTGTCGGACGAATAGCCCTCAAGCACAAAGTGACAGGAAAAGAATACAGATAGAAATAAATTTATACAGTGCTGCTACAACAGAAGATTTCGGACTTAAAGCCAAAGGGGGAGCTTATGCCTACTTACTTAGAAGATGAGATCATCAGACTAGCAGCCAAAGCAGGTGCCGAAGCCGCTATTCAAAAAGAAGCAGAAAAGAAAAAAGAGCTTGAAAAGAAAAAACACTCAAAGCGGCTTCGCAACACTAAACTGTTGCTTGAGCATTACCGTGAGTTTAAGGCGTATTCTGCGAATGCGGTCTATAACGCAGAAACTTCGCCGCACGCTATTGATATACTCGAAGCTTTGTGGATAAAGGATGACGACCGCAGAGAACTTGTGATTGACAGCATAAAGCGTAGTGCAGTGCGTACTATGGTAATCGTATCGCATATTGATACAATGCTTGACGTATACAACAGCCTCGTTGAGAAATCTAACGATGAGTTGGAAAAACGGCGTAGCAGAGTAATCACCGCCAGATACATTTCTGACGAACAGCTCACAATAGAAGAAATTGCTCGTGAAGAAAGCATAGAGCCAAGAACCGTATATCTTGACATCGAAGCGGCGGTAAGTAAGTTGTCTACCCTATTCTTTGGAATCGATATGTTTCTTAATGTGTGATTTCAAAAAGTCTTCATTGACACTTCAAACGGTCCGTGATACAATGTTATCGTAAAATCCTATATGTAGTTTCTCCTTAGTAGCAAAGAAGCGGCATATCTCGCCGGATATGCTCAAGTATTAAGGAGGTCCTATGAAAAATCAAAGAAATGTTGAGTATATCTCGCCGGATATGCTCAAACCACACCCAAAAAACTCCCGTATACACTCTGAGAAGCAGATAGAAAAGCTACAGAGAAGCATACGGGAGTTTGGTTTTGCAAAGCCTGTTATAGTTGACGAGGATTACACCATACTCGCAGGACACGGAGCAGTGCTTGCCGCAAAAGCCGAAAACCTTAAATCAATCCCCTGCTTTATCCTTACAGGGCTCACAGACGAGCAGAAACGAGCGTATATCATTACGGACAATCGCATGAGTGATTTATCCTATTTTGATATGAATGCCGTTGTAAGCGAAATTGAGGAGCTTTGCGGGCGTAATTTCGATGTCAGCATTACGGGTTTTGATGAATCTCTGATATGCAATGACAGCCTTGATGACCTTGAGGACATTTTTGAGGAGAAAAAGCCCGAAAATAGCGATGATGAGGAAAAGGACAAAAAAGACAAAAGCGTGATCTGTCCTGAATGTGGTCACGCTTTTACGCCGTGAAGCTGTTCCTTGCAAGCTCAGAGGGAAAGCAGTATTTAAAAGACGAATTGATGAAAAGCCGTTATTTGCTGACGGCTTTTTTCTATTACCGAGAGTGGCAAAGAAAGTTGATAAAGAGTACCGATATGTTTCTGCTCGATTCGGGGGCATTTACATTTATGTCAAACTCCAAAGGAGCTATGCCCGACTGGAACGATTACATATCGCAGTACATACGCTTTATCAACGAAAATGACATTCAATATTTTTTCGAGTTGGATATTGACTGCCTTGTCGGATATGACAAAGTAAAAGAATACCGCAAACGAATTGAATGTCAGACACAGAAACAAGCTATACCGGTATGGCACAAGAGCCGAGGCATAGAAGAATTTAAAAATCTGTGTGCCGAATACTCATATATCGCAATAGGCGGCTTTGCAATCAAAGATATAAAGCCTGCAGAATATAAATACATACACTCTTTGCTGAGCTATGCAAGAGCGCATAACACCAAAGTACACGGCTTAGGGTTTACGCCTGCCGACGTAGAAAAATATGACTTCTACAGTGTTGATAGTTCGTCGTGGACGATAGGCTCACGATATGCAAGAATATATCTGTTCAAGGACGGCAGAATGACACAGGTAGGCAGACCCGCAAACACACGGCTGAAAGATTATAAGGTGTTGGACGCACATAATCTCAAGCAATGGATAAGATTTCAACAGTACCTTGATAGATGATAGGAGAACATAAAAATGATAAAGAGCGAAAAGAATTTAAATATAATGACAGCGCTATTTTGCGCCTGCCTTGTCATATCGAACGTGGTGGCCTGCAAGGTAATCGACACAGGCATATACCTGTTCGGAAGCGTAATAACAATCCCCGGAGCTGTGCTCTGTTACCCTTTAACATATCTGATAACAGATATTGTAGGCGAAAAATGGGGCAAGAAATCAGCTAATCGCATAGTGTGGATAGGGCTTGCCACACAGCTGCTCGCAACATTCATCATAATGGTGACGCAGTATATGCCTACAGTTTCGGCAGAAACGCAGAAAGCCTATGATATGCTGTTAGGGCAGAACTGGATATTTACACTCGGAAGCCTGACCGCATATCTCATCAGCCAGAGCTTAGATGTTTCAATCTTCCACAAAATAAGGGACACATACATAAAGAAACACGGTAGCACAAAAGGCGGTCGCTGGATATGGAACAATGCGTCAACGCTTACAAGTCAGCTTGTAGATACCGCAATATTCTGCGTAATCGCTTTTGGTGTTGGTTTTGGTTGGCTGTGGGATAATCCTCAGGCTGTCGTAAATATGGTTATAGGTCAGTATCTCGTAAAGGCGTGTATCGCTTTACTGGATACTCCTTTCTTTTATTTTTTCACAAAAAGGCGTTCTGTGGAAGAAGATTGCTGTGAAAATACGAATTAAATAAAATCCGAAGCGGAGAGGTGGGATAGGTGGGCAGACAAAGAAGCCCTAACAGAGATAGGGCATACGAGATGTGGAAAGAATCCAACGGCACAAAACCGTTGAAGTCTATAGCGGAAGAACTCGGCGAACCTGAAACACTTGTCCGTAAGTGGAAATGCCAGGATAAATGGGATAGCAAAAGTAACGTTACCGAAAAGAAAAAAGGTAACGTTACTAAACGCAAGCGGGGCGCACCGAAAGGCAATCACAACGCAAAAGGACACGGCGCACCGAAAGGAAACACCAACAGCTTAAAACACGGCGGTTACTCAATGCGAATGTATGGCGAGGGACTGAGCGAAGAAGAACAAGAGCTATGGGACAGTATGGACGAGGACGAAGAAGAACTGCTGCTTGAGCAAATCCGCTTTTACCGTTTAAGAGAACGCCGCATACTGATAGCAATTGCGTCTTTGCAGGAAGAACACCAGCTGATAACAGGCGTAATGCGAGTTGAAAATAAGCGTAACTTCAAGAACGCTTCAGAAATGGAGCGGTATAATGAGCAAATCGAGGAAAAGGTTGCAAAGGGCGAACGCCTTGCAGGCGATGCGTTCCAGATGCAGACGATGACGGAAAACAGCTATAAGCGCATAGAACGGCTTGAAGCAGAGCTGACAAAAGTACAGCGAGCAAAAGTTGAGGCTATAGGCAAGCTTGCTGATATACGCAAAAACCGTAGCGAAGCTACCGGGGATGAGGCGATTGACGATTGGATAAAAGCAATTATGGACGGTGATAACGTTGAATAGACAAGACTTTATCGCCGAGCGCATTAAGCTTTACCGAAAAAATCCTGTGCTGTTTGCTAACGAAGTAGTATGCTTCGTGCCTGACGAATGGCAAAGCGGTGTGCTTATGGACGTGGCTACAGTGTCGAAAGTTTCTGTCCGCAGTGGTCAGGGTGTCGGCAAGACAAGTATCGAAGCGGTTATTGCCTTGTGGTTTTTGTCGTGTTTTCCTATGTCAAGAGTTGTTGCTACTGCTCCTACGGCAAGACAGCTCACTGACGTGTTATGGGCGGAGCTGTCAAAGTGGATAAGCAAAAGCCCACTCCTTAAAGCTCTGCTGAAATGGACTAAAACCAAAGTCGAAGTAAGAGGCTACTCGGAGCGGTGGTTTGCGACAGCAAGAACAGCTACTACAGCCGAAAATATGCAGGGTTTCCACGAAGACAATATGCTGTTTATCATAGACGAGGCCTCGGGCGTCAGCGATGAAATCATCGAAGCTATCCTCGGTACGCTGTCAGGCAAGAACAATAAACTGCTGATGTGTGGCAACCCCACTAAAACCTCAGGTGTGTTCTTTGACAGCCACAATCGTGACCGAGCGTTATTCAAGACGTATCGTGTTTCTTCGCTTGACTGCCCTCGCACGAATAAAGAAAACATAAACGCAATGCTTGAAAAATACGGACGAAACAGCAATTTCGCCCGTGTTCGTATATATGGGGATTTTCCCGAGCAGGAAGACGATGTGTTTATAACACTGTCTGCACTTGAACGATCGGCAAATACGGTTATCGATGAGAAGCCTGTTCCTGTTACCGTGCGCATTGGCTGTGACGTTGCCCGATATGGCGATGATAAAACAATTATCGGCATAAAGGTTGACGAAAGAGTGAGCTTTTACGAAAAGGCACAGGGGCAAGACACGATGCGTACAGCTGATAACATAGCAATGTGCTACAAAAAGCTGATAGACAGATACAGCCAATATAAAGGCAAAATCATCGTCACTGTCGACGACGGCGGTGTCGGCGGCGGAGTTGTTGACAGATTACGCCGTATATGCAAGGCCGATCCGCAAACTTACGGGCGAATGAAGGTAGTGCCTGTAAAATTCGGTATGAGGATACGTCACCGCTACTATTATGACACGACAACCTATATGATGTCTGTCGTGAAAGAGCTGTTGTCTGATACTGACAAAAACGGTGAAGCAAAGTCGATAGAACTTGTACTGCCGAAAGACGATGACCTTATAGCACAGCTGTCATGCAGAAAATATACAATGACCGAAAGCTCGGTCATAAAAATCGAAAGCAAAAAAGAGATGAAAGCGAGAGGGTTACCCTCTCCCGATGAGGCAGACTGCGTATTGCTGTTATGCCTGCCGATAAAGAAGGACTGAAAGGATGTTGAAAATGTCTGATGAAAAGAAAAAGCCGTCTGTTACGATAGGTGTCAAGTTTGTGGACGCACCGATTAAAAAAGCCCTGTCAGACACGGCTATGGAAAAAACAGACGAGTATTCAGCCGGAGAATGGCTCGAACCACCTGTTCATCTTCAGGACCTCTACGAAATGTACAGGCACTCTTCAACGCTTCCTCAGTGCGTAGCCGCTTACGAACGCAACATAGCCGGCTTTGGAATTTCTATCGAATATTACGATGACAAGAGCGAAGATGAGGCAATGTCAGCCGAGTATACAAAAGCTGAAAAGATACTGTCTTTGATGAACTTTGATAAACCTATCGAAGGGGTTTTCAAGGAAGCCATAAGAAGCCGTGAAATATACGGAATAGCGTACATTGAAATCATTCGTAATGCTATGGGCGATGTAGTTCAGATTGAGAACATAAGAGACGTTGACACTATCCAAAAATCTGTTCTTTCAAAGGACTGGTTCGAGGTGCAGTACATGGATAAAGGTGTCCCGTTCACCTATAAAAAGCGTTTCCGCAAATACAGACAGCAGGTAAGCGGTAAGTACGTTTATTTCAAGGAATTCGGCGACAAGCGAACGCTTGACATCCGAAGCGGCGATTACGTTGACGAAGTAATCCCCGCTCAGTATCAGGCAAATGAAATACTTGAAATAAAAATCGGCAGTATGCCTTATGGTGAGGTGCGTTGGATAGGTCAGACGCTTAGCGTTGACGGCTCAAGGCGAGCCGAGAATCTTAATAACACCTACTTCCGAAAAGGCAGACACACGCCTATGGCGATACTTGTCAAAGGCGGTACGCTCTCACAAAAGAGCTATACTAATCTTCAGCAGAACATAACCGAAATTGAGGGCGAAAAGGGACAACACGCATTTATGGTGCTGGAGCTTGAAGGTTTAAACAGCGACACAGGCTTTGAAAACACACAACGCCCTGAGGTCGAAATAAAAGACCTTGCGCCTATTCTGCAAAAAGACGAGCTGTTTCAGGAGTATCTTGACAACAACCGCCGCAGGATACAGAGTGCTTTTCAGCTTCCCGATATATATGTCGGCTACAGTTCCGACTATACAAGAGCAACCGCCCAGGTTGCAATGGAAGTCACGGAACAGCAGGTCTTTCAGCCCGAAAGAGCAAGCCTTGAGTGGATTATCAATAACAAGCTTCTTAACGGTTATGGCTTTAAATACGTTCATATAGCATTCAAAGCACCTGAGATACGCAATCCCGATGATCTCTCCAAGATACTCGGCATTACAGAACGTGCAGGCGGCTTAACGCCGAACAAGGCAAAAGAAGTGACATACAAGTTCCTCGGCGATGAATACGAGGACTATCCGGACGAATGGGGCAACATTCCTATAGCTCTTGCTCAGCAGTCGTCCGCTTCTCCTGCGTCGGCTGATGAAACGCTGATAGCCAAAAGCTCCGATGATGTTATATCGGTACTTAAATCGATACGGGATAGGTTTGAGGAATAGAAACACTATGGATAGAAAAGCTTGCTGTGATGCCGAAATCATTGAGTGCATTAACAGGATAATCGAAAAAGACAACGACAAGCTTTACGATAAGCTGAAGAAAATGGGTATAGCTTTTGCAGCAATGACGGTCCGGCAAATATCTTTGCTTGAAAAGCGTATAGCAACAGCAATGAAAAAATGGCATAAAAGCGAAAAGACTTCTCTGCTTAATTCAGAAAGTCTTTTTTCTTTTCTGTCCTCCCACACCACAGAATCGGAAGCTGATGCGGAGCTTGTGCAAGCAGTTTCGCAGGCGGTTGAAGAAACCTGCGGCGATGTGTTGCAAGCATCGGCAGATCAGTACATACGGCAGACGGACGCTGAACTGTCGGTTACGGAAATAAGTGCGCCGACAGCGGCGGCAGTGAGCGAAGCAAGCGTACAGGCAGGTACATCGGTTTTAAGGCACGTTACCGATGAGATAAGTAATATCATACAGGAAGCGATAAACAACGGTGACAGCGTTGACGATGCGGCTAAACGTATCTT